CAGCTTCTCTTTCCTGCGTGCCATCAACTATCTGGCTAATCCCACCGACCGCGCTGCCCGCGAAGCTGCTGCGTTCGAGATTGAAGCCTCTGAAGCTGCTGCCTCCAAACTCGGCCGTCAGTCCCGTGGCATCACCATCCCTCAGGATGTGCTGCGCCGTGATTTGACTGTTGGCGCTGCTACCGGCGGCGGCAACTTGGTTGCAACTGATCTGGATGCTGGCAGCTTCATCGATCTGCTGCGTAACGCCTCTGCCCTTGACCAAGCTGGCGCCACTGTGCTGACTGGTCTGACCGGCAACGTGGCAATCCCCCGCCAATCTGGCGCTGCTACCGCCTACTGGGTCGCTGAATCTGGCGCTCCTACCGAGTCCCAGCAGACCGTGGATCAGGTGAGCCTGACTCCCAAGACTGTGGCCGCCTACACCGACTACAGCCGTCGCCTGATGATCCAGTCCTCCATCGACGTGGAGAACATGGTGCGCGCCGATCTGGCCCGCGTGCTTGCTCTCAAGATCGACCTGGCTGGTCTGTATGGCACCGGTTCTAGCGGTGAGCCTCTTGGCCTGAAGCTGACCACCGGCATTGGCACCGAAAACTTTGCTGCTGATGCTCCTACCTTTGCTGAGGTGGTGGCGCTGGAAAGTGATGTTGCTACTGCCAACGCTTTGCTTGGTAACCCTGTCTATCTGATGAACGCCACCATGCGTGGTTATCTGAAGACCACCAGCAAGGACACCGGCTCCGGCATGTTCCTGATGGAAGGTGGTGAGGTGAACGGCTATGCAGGCGTTCTGTCCAACCAAGTCGCTGCTGGTGATCTGTGGTTCGGCAACTTTGCTGATCTGATCATTGGTTACTTCAGTGGCCTTGACATCATGGTGGATCCCTACACCAACAGCACCAGCGGCACCGTTCGCGTGGTTGCTATGCAGGATGTGGACATTGCCGTTCGCCATCCTGAATCGTTCAGCCGCGGCAACAACAACCTCTGATCATGTTGATCCGCGTCCTTAGGCAGACGATGCTGAGCGGACGTGTGGTGAAAGTTGGGGAAGTTCTTGAGGCTTCCCTTTCTGACGCCAGGCTTCTGATCGGTATCGGTAAGGCAATTGAAGCCACTGCCGCACCTGTCAAGATTGAAGAGCCAGTAGAGGCTCCCCTCCCACAATCAGCGCCCAAGCGCAGGAGATCTACAAAATGACCATCCACAATCTCGGATCAAAAACCGATTTGCTCGAACTGCACAACAACGCAGTCGTGGCCTCCACTGGTGCCGGCACTCCCGCCTATGTGGACTTGGTTGATTATGAAGGTGATGTTGCTTTCATTATTGACGCAGCTGCTGCTGGTTCTGGCGTCACCCTGACCGCCAAGATTCAAGACAGCGCCACCACTACTGCGGGTGATTTTGCTGATGTGACCGGTGGCGGCTTTACTGCTGCCGCTGCAAACACCGCTTTTCAGCAAAAGATCTATCTAAACAGCAATGACCTGAAGCGCTACGTTCGCGTTCTCTTCACGGTTACCGGTGGCACTGGCACCGGCGCTGTTTCGGTTGTAGCCCTTGGCTCTAAGAAGTACAGCTGATGGCGATCACGGAGGATCTTGATATCTTCCTGGCAGACTTCGGCGTCAGCTGTATTGCTGGCGCCGTTACTGCTCTAGGCATCCTTGACATGCCAAGCCAGGTGTTGGCGGATGGCATGGTGTTGAGCACTGACTACACACTGACGGCCAAGGCTTCTGATTTTGGGAACCTAAGCCGCGGCAGCTCAATCACAGTTGCGACGGTCGCTTATACCGTGCGCGATGTGATGCTGTTGGATGATGGCAAGTTCGTACAAATTGGGCTACAAAAGACATGAGCAGCCCATTCAAGGTCAACAGCAAAAGCCAGTGGTCAACGCTGAATCCAGTGTTGATGGCAGGAGAGCCTGGCTTTGAGAGCATCGATAACAATCTGAAGATTGGCGACGGAAGGACGCCATGGAATCAGCTGCCCTACTTCAGCGGTCCTGGTTACTGGGCCAGCTTCTGGGATAGCACATCACAGACCGCCACAGCCAATACTCCGACTTCAATCCTTCTGCGTTCTGCTGATGCAGACAACCGCGGGATTAACATCGGCAGTCAGTCACGAATCACAGTTGACCATACAGGCATCTACAGCTTCACCTTCTCTATTCAGTTCAGCAACGCAGGTGAGCAGATCCACGATGTGAACGTGTGGTTGCGCAAGAACGACAGCGGCGCATCTGGTGATGTACCTGCAAGCGACAGTAAGTTCAGCATCATTGCCAAGCATGGTGGCATCAATGGCAACGTGATCGGAACCGTGAACTTTGTTCTCAAGCTGCTAGCTGGTGACTACATCGAACTGATCTGGGCCACTAGCAACGCCGACGCCTATATCCACGCGGAGGCCGCGGCCACTAGCCCGTTTGCTCATCCCAGTATTCCGGGCATTATTTGCACAGTGGTTCAGGTGGGTTCGGCATGACAACCAAGCGCGAATCAATCCTGGCTCAGATCGCCTCCACACTGGCCGGCACCACTGGCGTTAGCACTCGCATTTATCGCAGCAGGGTGGAGCCGTTAGCGCGTGGTGAAAGCCCTGCCATTGTGATCGAACCAATCAACGATACAGCCGAGCAAAACACCAGCCTGCCCACGTTGGACTGGAGCCTGACTGTGCGGATTGCTGTGATCGTGCGTGGCAACGTGCCAGATCAGCAGGCTGATGCCACTGTCGAATCGCTACATAGCAAGATCATGGCGGATCTAACGCTGGGCGGTTACGCGATTGATGTGCAACCACGATCTGTAAGCTTTGAGATGGTCGAGGCTGATCAGCCGGCTGGCGTGATTGGCTGTGAATATCTTGTGCGTTATCGCACCTCAGTCACCAATCTGACTACAAGTTGAGCCGGCTACCATTGGTGAAAGATTGAATCTTTAGGCCACGCCATGCCGCTGCTTTCCCGTCGCCAGCTGCTGCTGGCCGAAATCGAAACAACCTACGGCACCGACCCTACTCCGCTGGTTGGTAGCAACGCGATCTTGGTGCGGAACATTGAAGTTACCCCGCTGGAATCTGAGACGGTTAGCCGTGAACTGATCCGTCCTTACCTCGGCCAATCTGAGCAGCTGCTAGCGCAGACACGTGTGCTGGTCAACTTTGAAGTTGAGCTAGCTGGCTCTGGATCTGCAGGCACAGCGCCTGCCTATGGCCCACTGCTGGAAGCCTGCAGCATGACGAAAACGGTTTCGTCTGGCGTCAGCGTGACCTATGAGCCCAATAGCGATGCATCGCCTAAATCAGTCACGATCTACTTCAACAACGATGGCGTGCTGCATAAGGCCACTGGTTGCCGCGGCACGTTCTCGCTGAACGGCGCCGTCGGTGAAATCCCGACCATCGCGTTTGAGTTCACCGGGATCTACAACACGCCGACTGATGTTGCAGTCAGCAGCCCGACCTATGCCAATCAAGCGGATCCTGTGATCTTCAAGCAAGGCAACACCAGCGGCTTCCAGGTATTTGGCTATTCAGGCTGCCTGATGAGCTTCAGCCTTGAGATGGCCAATGAGATCGTCTACCGCGAACTGGTCGGCTGCAACAAAGAAGTGCTGATCACTAACCGTGCCCCTTCAGGTGAGGTCATGATCGAGGCCGTCCCTGTCGGCACTCATAACTTCTTCACCGATGCAACTGGCGGCAGCACTGGCAACCTGACATTCCAGCATGGCCAAACTGCTGGCAACATCGTCACGTTCACTGCTGGTCAGATCGATCTCGGCAACGTGTCCTACAGCGATGAGGATGGCATCCAGATGCTTAACCTGCCGTACATTGCCACACCGACCGATTCAGGCAATGATGAGCTAGAGCTTGTCTACACCTGATCGCGTGGCTTTTGTCCTCAAGCAATCCGACTCCTATAGCTGGCCGGTGAGCATCAAGCTCCCGGCCGATGGCGGGAAACGGGAGCGGCAGACCTTTGATGCTGAGTTTAAG